GTGAGAAATCACCACCTCCACGACAATCTTACTTGGGCTCCCTGAGCGCAGGTAGGACGTCAGCTCCCCCCTATCAAAGGGGGAGTGTGTTTCGGCTCAACCAGTGCTGCCAGACGAAGCGTTCTTTAGCCGCAGCGGACGCAACTGAAACCCCCCAAGGGGGGTCAAAGTTGTTCCACCACGGTTTTGTAACGCGACGCCGAACTGCACGGGTTGAGTATCTAAGGGCGAAGGGATTTGAGGAGCTAGCTCCTCTCATCACTCCAAATATATAAGCGAAAGGATACGCTTGTTCACAACTAATCTTCTTATCCGAAACCGGGAGGGTTACAACTTCCTCCCAGCTCCAGGTTTGAAGATCTATGTCCCACAAGACTAGTGGGCTCTCCATGGCAAGGTCGAGCGATACGGAAAATCCCGTATCGCCCGGCTCAGAGCCAGGTCGGTAAAACTTGATCTGACTCAAACTGCGCAGATACGCCTGTATTCGAAACCCGAATGCAGACGCTCTGGCATTGCGATGGAACGCATTGTGAAGCGACATAACCTGGCGAACATCAACCAGGGGATTGTCATATATTACAGGACGAACGTCCTGGCCCTTGTACCAATCTGCACCACAACTTTCGCGGAAAGGTCCGAACAGGAAAGATTTATCCCTGTTCAGCCTAAACCCAAGTTCCGAGAGGAGCTCAATGACGAGCAACGCACGGTCTTGACGGACAATAATATCATCACCATAGACTCGAAAGTCATATGGGTCTTGTGATGATATCATGCCCGCTGCGAAACACACGCTAGCAAAAAGTAGCGTTTGAAGTGGAAAGCAAAATCCATTGCCCATGCTGCAAAATTTCTCATAACGGGTGGGAAGCCCGTTCAGCATGTAGCTCGGACTCCTCAAATCATCGAGGAGCTCGAACCAGTCGGGCGGGAGCAGCAACTTAACGACTTCCAAGGATATTGTATCCGAGGCTGACGCTAAGTCCAGCGTGCAATAAGTGTTTGGACCTTGAAGGGAACCTTCTCGGGCCATACACTGATTTGCTCGCTGTGAAGATAGATCAATACCTGCTCGCCGTAAACGGCGGCGCATGTACTGATCGACTCCTTTCTGCAAATACCCGTTTAGCAATGGTTCGACGGCTATGGTCCTTGCGGACCTTGACGTCTTTGGTACGAAACTAATTTTGTTGTAATTAACCGACACTGTCCGCTCTACCACAAGGCGCTCGAAGAGCTCCTTGTCGTAGCACTTGATTGTACCCGGTAGGATGCAATCTCGTATCTGGATGTTGTTCCAGAAAGCAGGCAGCGCGTACTTTAGTGCCGTCGGGGTCATGGACCATTGCTGCGCGAGAAGTTTCCGCGCGGCGTTGGTAGCATTACCATGAACTCCAACATTGGCACCCCCAGTAAAATCACTCAAGTCGTATATAGACGGCAAGTCGGGCGTTTGCCCAATGACCCGCACTATATACTTGCGCGCGTACGCCCAAAATTGGGCATAATTATCCCAGCGTGAGCTGAGAGCGCGTCGTTTCCGGTTGACCCACTTGCAGCGATGTTCTGCCGCAAGAAACTTCTTCAACGCAGCGCCCTCTGGATCTATTCCAGGGACTTCGCTGTCGGAGAAGGGGTACTTTCGGATCAAGAGTGATAATTGAGCGTCCTCAAAATACTGTGAGGCGTCCCCATACTCTGTGGGGGACACACGCTCTGCCCAGTCCAAAAGGCCGGAGAAGTTCCGGCTACGCACCATGCCAAGAAGGCGTGGCGCATTTGGACTGGGACTGGGTACAACGGATCTCCTCAAGACATTTAAATAGATGTCAAGTGGAGGGCTCGATAGAGCCAGGTACTGGCGTTTTCGGCTTTGGGGCATCGTTACGATCCTCAAGATGTTCAGATGGTTTGTTTGGAGCTTCGGCTTCGCAGGAGTAATGTCTCCCTTGTGCTTTCTGCATCAAACAAACGTCAACGGTGATAGCTGGTACCGGCGCGCAAGCGCCGGCAAGGCTCACCACAACCAGGAGAAAGATCCAAGAAGAAACCAGGATCCACGCATGTGAACGGCGAAATTGCCGTTTACTGGTGGATATCATGGTCTTCCAAAAGATCCTTCGCCGAAGTCGTGGCAAGCCACACTGCCAGATCATCGATGAACGCATCTAACTCAGCCGAGGCGCCACCCACCGGGAAAGAGACTGCGATTTCACACAGTCCATCTCCGACGGGATCGGTACCATCCGTCACAGTTCGAGTCAGTTTGAGTGAAGCTTTCCCTTGTCCGGCAAAAGTTGCCGTGGGCTTCGGGGATGTCCGTTTGGCATCCACGTAGTCCTTGACAGAAAGGGTGTGATTTGGCCCGTTGTAACGGGCGATATCACTGCTTCGGAATGTATCGAAGTCATAAGTCTTCGCGTTGATAGTGAGGGACACTAAGTCCTCCTGTTATGTTGATTTGAACTTTACGTTCGTTGAAAGGGTGTTCAGAGACACTTCACAATTTTGAACGGAGAATTCCGTCCAAAAGAGCGATGCCATCGACTATACGCTTAGTACCCAAATCCCCCGAAAAGGGAATAGGGCGCACGGCGAAGTCGATGGCGTGTCCTGCTGAACGTTGGGTCTCCCGGGTCTGCCAAGACTCGGAAGAGGTTGGCGTACCTTGATTGACGTAGTTTCCGCTCGGAGGGTTCCATGTAGAAAAACCGGAACCAAACGACAGAGCTTCGTCTCTCACGGTAGTCCAGCTCCCCAGTATATCGACTCCTATTTTGGGAGTGATTGCACCAATGTAGTCGCCCACATTGACGAACCAATCCACGACAAAAGAAAATGGGACTAATTCCCACACGGTACTAGGTATTTGCGATGGAGAGAGACCAAAAGTGTCCCTCGTATTCATCGTATACAAAATACCGGCTCTGACCGAAACCGCGCGCCGAGTCGTAACGACCTTGGACATCGCGAATGGTCCCCATTGTACAGGGCCAACGACGAGGGAATTGCTCCCTTCGTCTTTGGCAGAGCCCCGGGCGGTAAACCGCTCAGGCTTTTCTTTCAAAGAGTCTACAGCATTAACCGCATCCTGCATATCGAAGACGATTGGCATAACGGCGTACCGATACGCCAACCACTCTTCCTCGATGAACTGCAGAACCGAGTACGCACGTGTGGTTCCTCGTCGCTTTGCGCGGCGACCAGCACGGCGATATCGCTTGGCAAGGTCCGTCATCCCTTTGATGGGATTTCGGAGAAAACCGATGGTCTCCCGAAGTTCAGCTAAGAACACTTGGCCATAAAACTCTGGCTCAGCCACATTAGATGCGGCCTGTGTTCCGGCGAGGATTCGTAAAGCACCGATGTCAATAGGAATATCCAAGTGCGCAATCTTGCCAAGCCCCGTAGGGGCAGGGCGTAGAATAGCAAAGCCATTAGTATAGCTTATGCTGTTCAAGATATGCGTAAATGAATATCCCCCTGTCGAGCCGGAAGCGGAACGCTTCCACTCGACAGCAGTCATCGGGTTCACAAAGACCTCTCCTCTGGCAACACGCTCATGGTAGTTCGGAATCAACATATCCTCCATAGCCCTATAAAGACCGTTACACCCCGACAAAGTACCGTCGGAAGTGGTTACGGTACCAGAGCCGTCCGTTTGGACGACTTGGTAGGCTAAGGGGTCAATGTTGCCGGACTCTCTTTGACGCATTGTCATAACTGACTCGCTCTCGCTAGTTGGTTAAAGGGGGAGAGGCCGTTATCCGAAAGGATAACGGGAGAGTTGGACATAGTCCAACCCCCAGAGAGC